ATATACTAGGGGGGTAGCTGTCGCGAGACCCCTCCCCCCATTGCCTTGTTTGTTCTAATAGTCTAACTTATTAAGTGTTCTCACTTTTCTATTTACTTTTCTTATTAATTTTTTAATTCTTATAACACTATTCATTCGTTGTTTTCTATTAACAACTAAGAAAACGGGTTTTTAACCCGTAAGGGGAATCATAATCTATTTGTCAAGACATGTTAATAAATTATGTAGAATCAGTAAGAAATGAAACCTTTTTATAAATTCCTAATACATTAAGTTTAATAATTTCATCAATTGCTTGTTCAATTGCTAATGCTTCATCAGCCTCTGATAACTCATCGCTTGTCTTGACGATTCTAGCTAAGTAAGAACATGAGTTGTATCCTTTTCCTTCATCAAACGTTTTCCATTCATCAAAGTGAGTAAAAGGATTAAATGGATTGTCAATCGTTGTTAACATTATAGTTTTCATTGTTCTTCTCCTTTCGTCATTTCAATGCTTTTGCTAATACGGAAACAGAAACACCCAATACTTCAGCTACCTCTGCTTGAGTATAACCCGCAGCAAGCCTTATCTTTGCACTAGCAATACGGGTAGGAGACATCAAAATTGTTGTTCGAGGCGTGGCTAATTGTTTGATTCTGTCAAGGTTTGTATTTTGCAAGATTTGAGTAAGTTTTGATGGGCTTATAGCGCCACTTTGAATGGCTTCCCATTCTTTATCTGTCATCTCAATTTGTTGTTTTTTTGCACCGGTACGAATCCTTGCTTCTGCAAGGGCCTGGTTACGTACCTTTTTAAGATCGTCAGGGTCCATATTAGGATATGCTTGACGCTTTCTAGTTATAACAGAATTAGCACGAATCTGTGCTTGTCTTTCAATGGGTTTATTCATAAAGGCGGTGTTTAATTTTGAGGTGAGGGTGGCTACTTCTTTCTCATAAACCACTCTTGCTGATGCATTATAAGGGGTTGGAATTATAGAAAGAGCATCTCGACGAGATGTATTTCCTAATATTTTTAAATTATTTGCATAGGCTGCATACACTTCCTCAATAGGTCTACCTGAAGACAATTCAAAAGCATCAGAAACTTCTGCCATTCTTGTGGTCAGAGTTTTCTTTATTATAATTCTACCCTTCTTATCAACATAAGATTCTCCCGTTTTTGTATATACTTTCATTCCAGTAACAAGATCTATTGGGCCACCTTCTTTTGCGCTTCTTGGTTTACGAGCATCAACTCCATACTCTGAAGAAGCCTTAGATACTAAAGTCGATGCCCCACCACGCTTACTATTCTGATATTTCTCACTAAGAGTAGCGATACCATTATCAATATACGATTGCCGATAATCAAGATTATGTTTTTCAGAATCAATGACTACCATTGAATGCCGAACCGCCCTAGCAATCTCATCGACATTAGCCCCTTTAATGGTCATATCAGTAATAAGATTAGAAACTTCTCCCATTTTAGTTTGTCTAGTCTTTGGTTTAATAGGAGAAATTTCTGAACCCTCAGGAATTCCATAAATCTCAATAGGATCAAAATTTTCAAGACCCTTTAAAGACATTGAAGTTTTTATAAGACCTCGATTATTTGGAATTACAATAACAGTATCTCCATCAAAGTCTGCACCTGAAAGTTTTTGTGCAACTTTTGGGTTTAATCCAATAGCATCAGGAGCACCCTTCATTATAGACTGTGCCACTTTTGATTTATTATTTACTACAAGCTGAGGAATCTCAAAAGTTCCGCCATGAGGATGTCGAATCAAAACAATTATTTCTCCATTATTAAAGGTCGGCGCATATGCTTCATTCTCTTTCATTTCTGGAACAGGTAAAATTACTTTTGATGCCTGCCTCGGAAGTGCTGCTGCTTTAAGATGAACCGACGAAGAGTCACAATCATCAGCAAAAGCAAGAAGAAGTTGTTTTTTAACAACTGGGTTTGTCAAGGATGTAATCTCATCATACTCTTCCTGTTTCTGTTTTAATGCTAGATCGAGTTGTGTTTTAGCTAAAGGTACCGTTTGTTTTGAAAGAATTTGAGAAGAGATGGTTTTTGACCAAGTATCCCAATCTCCTTCTTCATTTACAATATTTAGTGCGCCTCTTTGTCCTCCAAGTTTAATTGTCGAACCAAAAGGATTATCTAGAGCTTCTTTTAACAAAACTTTTTGAGTTTTTATGTCTAATAAACCTTCAACAGATGTCTTTTTAATACTCATATTTTTTGAAATGTCATCAATAGAATATCCTTGTTCTTTTAAACTTGTTGCTTTGGCGATATCGGCTTTTATTTGTTCTTCCTTTGTTTTTTTCATAGCATCCATTTTACCAACTTTTTTTGATTTGTTAGTATTAAAAATGACATCTATACCAGAAGGCAAGTTGTCGTTATAAATAGCCATCCCTTTCAAAAAATGTGTACCATCAACACCAATACGAACTTGAGCATATCGCGATCCTCCAAGATCTAAATCTTTTACACCACGACGAAGCTCAATAACACCATCCTTTAAATTACCGTCATCTTCAGAAAAACGAATTTGAATCCGTTTTGAATCGACATTTTGAATCGGTTCTAAACCCAAAACAGACTTGAATGATCTTCCAAAGTCGTCAGAATAAGCGGTAATATTTTGAATTTTGCTCACATCCTTCACGACTTCGGTCCAAGTAGTATCCGGAGCACCTAAAACTTTAACAATTGTAAATTGATCGGGTATTCCAACTTGTTCAACATTAACACGATGAATTTTATATCCTTGTTCTTGAAGTTCTGCAACAGCAGTATTTAATTTTGTACGACTTACTCCAATATGATTTTCAACACCAACACCAATATCGATAAATCTCTTTTGGTCGACGCTTTCTTTTAACATATTAGCTGTAGCTCTTGTAATCGAGGATCTTTCAGCAAGAATCGGGTCAAGAAGAGAACGAATAGATGATTCATTCCATGTTTTATCGGAATTACTCATACGACGCGCAATTTCCATGGTAGAATATCCTTTGTTTTTAAGTCTTAAAACTTCTGTTCTATCTCCACTTCTTTGTTCAGCTTTTGCAAGGGACATTCTAGCTCTTAATTGGGTTGTTTTTATTCCTTCTCCACGAGCAATCTCTAAATCACTTAAACCTTTATCACGAAGTTCCTGAATATGAGAACGAAAACCAATAGCTCTTTGGTATGGGTCTTGACCCGATCCCCATGGATATCTTCCTGAGCGTCTTGGCATACCATAATGTTTCAAATTATTACTCATGAAAGTTATCCTCCTATTTTTATTTGTTCAATTTTTTTATCAAATGCAATAATTTTATCCATAATGTTAAAAATCTCTTCTGGTTCAGGAACATGCACTAGAACTTCATCTAATTGATACAAACGAAGCTCGGTTTCAATCTCAATAGGTTTTATATTATACTCTAAACAAAAAAGTGCATTATAAACCAATAGTTGTTTTATAGACGCTGGAGTTTCTCCATTCTTTAAATCATGTATCCTTAAAATGTTTTTACGAAACGATATAGTGTCAGCGGTTCCAAAACAATTATCCGAAAAATAGAGGATTTGTTCCGTTCGCATTTTAAACCCTATTGCATCGTTGACATACCGATTTAAAGAATTTCTTGTTTTTTGAAGTTTTACACCCAGATTAATACATTGACAAGCAAGCACATGAAGTTCCGTTCCTCTTTGCGCTGCTTGAAGTCTAGAAAAGGTAGAGACCAACTTTTCCTCATCATAATTAATCCAATGATACTTACTAGCGCTGAGAAATGCGTGTAGGCCTTCTAACCGAGAATGATCGTTGAAGTTCATATAAAACCGCCTCTCTATTCTCTGGACAAATCATAGAAGCAAAAGACATATCATCCATTACTTCAAGATAATATTCTTGATTTGGTTGATATGGTTCATAAAGACCCCTTTTACACTCTAAAGCCGCCCAGGTATTTTGATACAGAATTAAAAGATCGGGAATTCCTTGAATATAATTAGCATCATTTTGTAAAACCATACAGTTAGGGAAAAGATCTTTTAAATCCTCAATTAATTCCGATTGAAACTTAGACTCTCTAGTCATCTGAACAGCCTCCTTTCTAAAAATAAAAAGAGTGGTTTTCTACTCCTCTTCTATTAGAGTCTATGTTTTTCACGCGAGAAAAATTTAAATAGTCATGAAACGATGCTCATTGAAATCCCTTTTATTATTAAACGATTTTTGAATTGCTAGGTCAATAACAGATGTAGAACGAAGATAGTAATAATAAAGATTTGTAAATGGTGTATTTAATCTATCGATACGGCCTGCTGCTTGAACGGTTGCTTTATACGAGTAATTTTGTGAATAAAATATTATAGTATCTGTTTCAATACAATTCCATGCTTCTGCTCCAGCCGCATATTGAACAATATATAACCAATTTTCCGTATCAGGTATAAGCTCATGTTTATGTCCGTTCCATTGCGCAATAGGAATTTTTAGCTTTTCTCCTAATTGAAGAAGTAAATCTCTTTCATAATTAAAATTGTAAAATGCTATAATCTTAGAATGTTTTTCAAGAAGTTGGCTTACTGTATCTATTCTTCTTGGGTCACTATTAACAACTTTACGCATAAGATAGCAAAGTTCACAAACATCTTTAATCGGTCGTTGCTCATAAACATTCCAACGTTTAATCATAACAGTATTAAAAAGTTCTCGATCAAAACCTACTTGAATTGATCTATCGTGAGCTATTGTGTGTTTTTTATAATGCATATTAACAATAACAGCATCACGAAAACGAATAAGTTTTCCAACTTCAATATAACGTTCTATCTTTGGATATTTTGTAAAGTTACTATAAATAACATGTCGCCGAATAAACTCTGTTCGATTCTTATACCACTTGTTTGCTATGAAAACTGGGATATAATCCATCCAAGTATCTCCTGGCGTAGCGCTTAATAAAATCCAATTATTACTTTGTGTAATTCTGAGAAATGATTTTACCCATGTACCATTTCCTATAACTCTTTGTTCGTCTAGAATGAAAAAAGCATTTTTAATATGAGCATACTTACTGATATTATTCCAAGAATCAACAAATACGCTTACCCCGCCTATACTATTCTCTTTTTTTGTAGAAAGTAAAAATGGAGCACATTCCTGTTCCCATTCAAGCGTATCACGTTTCCTAGCAGTTGTAATGATGTATAAATCTTTTGGTTTCTTCATAGGAGAATAACCACCCTCACTATTTGTTTTGATCTTACCTTCACATTCTTTTATAAAAAAATAAGCAAGGGCGGCTCTCGATTTACCGGAGCCGACGCCTCCAACCAATATATTTCCATTTTTAAGTTTTTCGACAGCATCTCTTTGATGTTCATATAAATTTATTGCCATTGAACTGCATCGCCTCCTTTCAAAATACCCGTTTAGCCGATAGCACAGCCAAATATTATCTATTCCTGTTCACTACAACCACCTATAGAATCAGAAGCACTATCAGGAACATCATAATATTTCTTTTCAAATTCATCTTCGACAATGGTAATATACATTGATTTTACATATGCTTTGACACCTCTTTTTTCATTTTTAGTGCCTTCTTGTATAGCCCAATTGTATGGACGGATAATAAGATCAATTTCAGAAATCTCCGCCCAATCCAAAATACTAACCGATTCATCATCAAGAATTGTCTTCCCTCTACTTGTAATCATAGTGATTTTTGGAGGAATATTATCAAAACTAACGGCTACTTGTAAATATCCTTGCTCTGCCTCTTGTTCATCCCGAGGTTTGAGCCAACGAACATTCCATCCATCATTCTCCAATGTTTTTGCAAGGTCTTCTTCTAAGAAAACACAAAAATTGCGTCTTCCTACTGGATTAAATTTTCCTTCTTTTCCACTAAAATTACGAAAACCTATGCGAGCGTCCTCAATAACAATATTATTTTTAATCATTTCCTTACTCCTTTCAAAATGGTAGGCAATCATAGCCTAATTTACATTTATTTTTTGTAGTCGCATTATTGATCCATTCTGGACATTCAGTACAATCTTTTTCACAAATATTATGCCATGGAGGTATGTCATTGAAACCAATAGGCTCATCTTCTATTGTCTGACAAGGAGAATCAGATACAAACCACTCAATGTCACCATATTTTGAAATGTTTTCTACTGCGTCATCAACAAGTTTATTATAATACCCTCGATCTATGTCCTCTTCTTTCTCCAAAGTTTTAATCATATCAGCTTCGAGCCATCTATAGCCCTTACTACCTGTAGCCGCATAATATTTTTCACCCTTCTCACGAAGAAGAATACCACCACCGCAACCAGATCCTATTGGACAGAATGCTCCAGCCTTACCAATAAAGTGATAGTTATGCTCATCCTCGTTCATGTTTTCATTCATATCAAGATATAATGCAGAGGTTACAGTTTTTGTTTCAACCATGTCCTCAAACATAATTGGTTCGTGAGAGAATAATGTCTTAAATACATATGGATGGGCAAATTGAGCACCAGTTGCTGTCCATATATCGTCACTTGTCTTGGCAATATATACAGCATCGTTCACAAGGCAAAGTCTCTTATATGTCTCTTCATGCTCAAATGTATACCCATATTTCTTGCCAAAGTCAAAGACAAAATCGATAATCTCTGATGTGGCATCAGGAATTTTGATAGAGTCGGTTTTAATATGCACAACAGCAAACCCTTTCTCTTGCACTGCAAACTGAAGATCAATCATAAATAATGCCCCACGCTTAGCCACAATATTATCCTTATTACGAGCATCTCTAAACGGATTATCAAAACTAGCAAAGGTTAACCCGTATGCTGAATTAAGGGCTGTTTTTAAACCATTAGACACATCCTTTAAAGTAAATCTTGGATTTTCACTAATAGCCTCTTCTATAAACGGCATTAGCCTTCCTCCTAACAGAGTTTTTAATGTGTCAAAATCTTTATGTTTAATTGCCACGCGGCCCTTTTTTAAGTCACTATAATTTTTTGTATATGGACCAAACATGTTTAACTCTTCAATAGTTGTTGGATGCATAGCTTCTACATCAAAACCTGAAACATTTGTATACATTCCCGGTTCTGCATAAACGCGTCCTCCTTCACCAACTATTATTCCACGATAAGTGCTAACCCCATTCTCAAATTTATAACCAGGAAACATCTCGCTAAGATCTGTATATACAAACTTACTCTGTGGCTTCTTTTCTGTTCCAAACACAATTCGTATAGAGTGCTGATTTGTTGTATCGTTAACAGATAAACCGCTTAATTCTGCTAGTATTTGTCTAGCGGCCCAGTCCCCGGCCAAATGATCAAATACTGCTTCTGTTGCATCGACATCATTACCACAATAATCAGCAACAATATTCCACATTTTTTCTGGTACTTCTTTATCCCACGGAAGACCTATCTCTTGATGATAAATTCCTAGTTTTATCTCCCATTTCTTAAGACTCATTTTATTCTGTGCTGACGCAAAATCATACACATCTGTATATGAGATATTATAAGCCTCACCAAACATGGCATTTTTGCTACCTTTTATAATCTTTTGGCTAAGCTCATAAAGCTGCTGGTTATTATATCCAATGTAACAAGCATACATTATGTGATTATCATACCGACGACAATTAAAACCAACAAGCATAAACTTCATTAATTCCTCCATTTGTAGAGGTGTTGGGTTTATTATCTTAACTTTGTTACCTCCTTTTTTCTTCCAGACAACGATAAAAAGATTTGGGAACACTTCAACATCGAAGAATATAAGGTCATTATTTTTGTAATGGTTAAAGACCTCGTTTATACTTGGTTCATCGGAAGCGAATCGCATTTTATTAACTAGCTTGATACAATAGTCTGCTTGATTTGTTGAATTATTGGCAAATATTAAAATCCTTGGACGTAAATCTGTAATATCATATTTCATTCCTGACTTATAGGTATCATCAAGTATCTTATAAATAAAATCAATACTCGGTTTTGTTCCTGGATGAATTTCTTTGTGAAGGTTTCGAGCAATTAAATCTCTTAACCCTTTTTCACTTTGAACAACATCAAAATTAATCATTTTTTCTCCTTTCAAAGGTAGTCCACTATTAATAATGGTAATTGGTGAATTGTTACATTTGGATAATTTTCTCCTCAGTGATGCTTGCCCTGTAAATATTTTAATTTCAATTCCTTCAGAATAAATACGACTAACTTTTTGAACATCTCCTTCATAAATATAATGAAGATGAATTCCCGCTCCACTTTTACTAAATTCTGCATAAGTGGTTGGCCACTTACTAGCCTCTGCAAGATTCATTTCCATAGACTTTGTACCGGTATCATCTTTTAAATCAAAATCAATTACAATATGATTAGAAGGCGGTCTTAAATAATGAAGTTCTCGCGTATTAATATCTGAAAGTTTTGTAATGACCTCTTTCCATTTTTTCTCTGGTATTTCTTTATCATTAGCATATTGTGCCGGACAATCTATTAATATTTCATCTAATATTGAAACCGAATCATCAATTACAAGAGAATATGGTACTTCTTCCTCTTTTTGCGGCTCTATAGCGGTAAACTTATTAGAAAGAAATCCTTTATAATAACTACGAGTTTGTTTACCTTCAATTCGAGCTATATCTAGAAAAATATTAAAATATGATTTCATTTCCTCTCTAAATTTATGACGGGGTAACTTAAAATCAACAAGCGCTTCATCACAGTATGTTTTATAGATTTCGTATGCTTGCGAAAGGCCAATCCCATCTTGCTCTTTAAAGATATGATATTGAGATTCAACGAAATTAAAGAATACATCTGTCTGAAATATCATTTCTAATGGACGGTAACTTGAATAGAAATTCTTACCCATCTCTTGATATACACATAAACAATGCCATGCTATAGCTCCCAACTCAAATTCTATTTGACTCATTAAAGTATGATATCTCTTATTAGGAAGTTTGTTTCCACTTGGCCGAACGTCAATAAGTCTTCGAATAATTCCAGACTTTGCATCTGCTATCTTAACTGGTTTGTTTGTGCCCATAAAGAGAAAAGCATTTGACCGTGCCATATATGACGGCTTATATTTTTCATTCATAGTCATCTCTTCATGAGATATAATCGAATTTAACTTTGTATTATCTTCAATCTTGGAAAGATCCCCGTCGTGTTGAATGGCGACTAATGGATTTGTTCGAAAGACTTCAGTTGAGAAAGCATTACTTAAACTAGTCAGAGCTTTTGCCTCGAATGTTGTATAATATCCTTCAAATAATTTCTGTACAATATTTAGAAAAGTAGATTTACCGGAGCCTGCTGCTCCATATAACACAATGAATTTTTGAATATTCTTTGCATCTCCAGCAACAATAGCCCCGATAGCCCATTCAAGTTTTGCTCTTTCATTTGGTTCGTATAAAGTAGTTACTAATTCATCATATGCAGCTATTGATCCCTCTTCAAGAGGATAGGATAATCTTCTACTTATATAGTTATTCTTTTTCACATTTGTATTAGCAAAAGTAAGATTATTATCCAATTGATGTGAATTATCTGACATCTCACGGATAAATGTACGATAATTCTTCCACATGTTTGATGAGAAATTTAACATTCGCTTAATTTTAATTATTTGTTCTGGATGTTTTTTCTGAAGTTTTTTTCTTTCTATTTCAAGCTCTTGATCAATTAACCTCTGTATATCATATTCGTCGGTAGACCATATTTCTTTATCCTCGTCCCATATTGCATAGAACGATCTCCCGCGAATCATTAAATCTTTCGAACGGCAAGCTTGAAAATCTGGATATATTTCAATGTTATAAATATCTCCTTTTTTTACCCATTTTTGTTCGATTTGATAAAAATCCACAGGTATCCCCCTTTTCAAATAAAGTATCATTATGTTACACTTGTGACACTGTTACAGTAATTTTTAGAAACTCTTTTATATTTATTTATTTATTTATAAAGTCTTAAGCAAAAAAGTGTAACAAGTGTCACACAAGTCTCGAAACGTTTGGTATTACAGGGCTAAAGGGTGTTACACTTTTTTTTAAAAGTGTCACATTGTGACAGTAAAGTGTCACAAAATCGTCAAAATCACCATTTTTTCATTAAAAAACATGTTAAAAACACCTCATTTTTGGTCATTTTTGACCCTTTTTTAGCCATTTTTGACCCTTTTTTGACCCTTTTTTAGCCCTTTTTGACCCCTTTTTTTTATACTTATTTTAAAAGTGTCACATTTTTTATATTAAATTGGATAGTTTTCTAAAATATAACCACTCATTTGATACCAAATTTCGATTCTTCTTTGATCTTTTCTTGGATTTTTTAAAGGGAAAAGTCCTCCGTTTCCATCATTTTTATAATGCCTATTAAGGAAAATTTCAACTTTTGTGATAATTTTATCAATAGATTTATGTTGTAAAAACATCGAATTATTACACCATTCAAGACCTAAATTATCGATTAATATCCAAAACCATTCACTAGGAGTTTTTTCCCAACGGCTACTCATAGTCTCAAATTCAAGTCTAAAAGATAAACCAATGAGCATTTCTAATACACTACATCCGCCTAAGTCTGATTGAGAAAGGGCTTGTGGCCCCTCCTCGTTGATAAATTTTTCACGTAATTGTTTACCATCTTCTCCTCTGTTATCGTCGTTCGGAATCAACGAATAGAATTCCATCCTATGTAGCTCGCCGAGTAGCATATTATACTCGTACGTCCTCCCGACAACTCTACAAAGGAAGTCAAAATATCTATTCTTCACGTTGATCCCTCCGTTTTTGTTGTTTTAAATATTGTTCGCGGGGACTAAGATTGGATTCGGTTCTTATCCCATGTACCGATTCTGCATATGATTTACTAATTGAGACGATCTCATAATCAAGACAAAGAGGTTCATTACGCACCCATACTGTAGTTTGCATATCTAATAGAGACAAGGCCTCATAACCGATTTTCTCCTCGATGTCTTCAATTGTTTCCTCGTGTTCATCACACAAGACATCATCTACTCTGTAATAGTATAAAGACACCTTGTCGTGATGATCAAATTCTTCTGAGAACTCCCGATCATCAATAATATATGGTTGAGTCCTATCAATTTTACTCAAGTCCATTTCCTCTTCTGTTTTTCCTGCCGCGTCCGTCACCTCTTCATCTTCCTCCGGTTCAGATTTTATACCAACTAAATTATAATTCTTCTTTGCCCGTTCGTTTAGATTACTGTCAAGAGATGACCGAGTAAGAGGATTAGTGTTTGTCCGAGCTTTCTGCTCTTCTTTTTTTCTCTCTTCATATTCTTCATCTGTCATGCCATTATCGGTCATATTATTGTTTGGAACCTTAATGGGTTTATAGTTTTGGAAGGTTTCTTTTACGCTGTCAATCTCCTCCTGAGCAATGGCGGCATAATATCCTTCATAAACTTTCTTCGCGATAAGAAAACCAGCACCGGCGCCCAATACAAGCATCGCGATATTAATAAGAACTGATTTATTCATAGTTATTTATCTCCTTCCAATTTTATTACGACTCCTTCAATAACTATTAAATAGGTATGAAAATAATCGTTATATTCAGTTTTAACTGAGTGAATATCTAACCCCAAATTCAAAACCGGAATAGGCATTAAAGATCCAGTTTTAAAAAAGCCAGTTACATAGTTTTCAACTATTTTTGCGTCTGATACGTCATCTCCAGCATATACGGGCCAAGTTATACTTTTTCCTGGCATTATATTTGATAAAGCATTGAGTAACGCTTCAGCTTTTAACATATGAATCTCCTTCCAAGTTTATTTATTTTCCTTAATATCTTTTTCGCGCATCGTCACAATTAAAACATGTTTGATGTCCTTCCGGGACATAATCGCCACAACAGACACATGTGTCTTTTTCTTTTATCATATCTGTATTAACTGGATTTATAACCCTTTGAGTATAAATATAATTATTGCTTTCCAAATCGCGTTGAGAAGGAATATCTTTACAAAGATCAAACCCCGCATCTTTCAATTTTGATTTAATCCAGCTATCAGTATTCGTGACCATATCATGCATCGATACTTCTAATCTCCTATCCGTGTCATTACTTTTAACTAATGTTATTTCAGTCTTAGGTACAAATATATCTGTATTCAGGCAACATGAGATAAGTCTATCTCTGTTGATAACTCCATCTTCACAGGCCTTTGCAAGAGCTTTAAGATCAAAACCATCTTCCTTCCGAATTTTAACTTGAATCCATAAAGGTTCGTCTAATCGATAATCAAGCCAGGATTGAAAATCTTTCCCAATAATATCACGAACCATTTGTACAATCCGTTCTCCTGCTTCTTTGGACATTACAAGACCAGACAACTCATATCCAATTCTTGGCGATAATGATTCTCTATTATTTGAAGACCAAAATTCCCCGTCAATACCTTTAGGACGAATATCCGGCCTTACAAAATCGTGTGGCCATAAACCTTTACGTGGATGTTGAATAAGAGATGATTGACAATTTACCTTTCCAAATCTAATAGGGGATTCTCTTAATACGTCGGCAAGAAGAATAAATGGAGTTTGACATTCTCCACAAGTAACAAGACTAGCATCGCAAGTAGACAATAAGTGGGCAAACGTACATCCACACTGTATACAGCCATATTTTTCATACTCTGATTGAGTTATGGAAATCATTTTTTTTGTTTGAGGAACAGGATAGTTTTTATTCATTAAAGTAATTCTCCTTTCAAATTTTATTTGGTTCGTCCTTTTTTCGCTCAGTAGATATTGAGCGTTTAAACTCTTCTTTTACTTTAAGTATATCGGTAGAAAAGTGGGGATTCTTTAGGATACACTTCTTTAATATTTTGTAGCGAGCAAGAAGTTCCATATCATAAGACGGCTCTGCTTCCGCAACTAATTGTCGTTTGGGATGAATTTTTTCGACCATTCTTCTATACGCGTCGTCATTATTTTTAACCATATCACCAACGGTGTCTATATCGTCAAGTAATCCCCATAAATATTTAACTTGCACGATAAGCGCGTCTATGGCGTCTGCTGAGTCTTTTGCCATATCAGATATACGGATATCAAAGGTTGAAACAACATCGTTCTTATGCTTCTCTTGAATCTTTCTTAATTCTGTTAATATTTTTATCGGCGTCATACTAATTCTCCTTTCAATTCTATTTTATAAATACTATGAAAATGAGTTATATCCGGAAATTCAGCCAACTCAAAACTCTTTACAAGAATATTAAAATTACATCCATTTAAAGGAATTGGTATACTATTCTTAAGATTGTCTTGAAGATAGCTACATAAGATTTCTGCTGCTATCTTTGAATATCCATAATATGCATCAAATGTTATATATTGTCCTTTTACCAACTCAATATTTATTTTTGGTGAGTCACAAAGTGTAAAATCCTTAAAGGTTTCTTCATTCATGGGGATTTCTCCTTTCAGAGATCATACCAGATTTTCGATAGCCCGATACTAATTTATTAAAAAATATTTTGTTAATTTCTTGAAGTATTAAATGCTCGGACTCACGTTTACTTCTTTTACGCTTTTTAGGTGGAAGTTTACCTTCTTTAGATAATTGTGATCTTGGATTACATCTAGCTGCATAACCCATATTATCAATCTCCTTTCAAATATAATTTACAGATGACCCCGGATAGAGTTTATAATTTATGTCTTTTGTTAAATATTGTTCTTAAACTTTTGAATGGTCCATTCTTAGACTTTTCAAACATACTAATCGTCTCGATTTTCCAATCGATATCGTTGAAGTATGTAAAGAAAATATCTTGGTTCTTTGTAGAGCCCAAACGAAGTCTTACTATATTATGTCCTTTTTTCCACCACATCTTATATTTAATATTGGGACAAATCTGCCCGAATACCTTCAAAATATCTTTATGCGTCATAATCAATTCTCCTTTATTCGTTAGTTAATATCTCACATAAAATTTTATTATTTTTTCTATGCGGAAAAGTGCAATACCCGGGATCTTGTCTGAATAAGAAAAGGTCATTAGGGGTTATCATTTCGAGAATATTAATGAGAGATCCATATCTATCATAGAACATATTTTCATCAGGATCATAACATACAAATAATTGGTCATTAAAACAACCAGTGTTTAACATTTTCTCTGTAAGATCATAATAAGCCATAACAATCCCCTTTTAATAATTATTCCAAATATCATCATTATCTGGATAGATTAATTCAACAACTTTACCTGATGTACCAAATACAAACATATCATCTTTTTTATATTTAAATAAAAATAGGCTATTAGGAGAGATTATATTAAAAATATTAAAAATTTCAAAACCATCTTCATCGATCATGATATTTTTTTCTTTATTATAATAATATGTTGATACTTCTAACTCTTTCATAATAATCCCTCCTTCTTAAATGATCCATTTCGTGTCAATATAGAATAAAGATCTAAATAACAGCCTTCGTCATCACTAACCCCATAGTCATACACATATAGATTAGGATAGTCGAAGACATCTTTGTAGAATATACCGCATCCTACAATATTTAGGCCTTCTTTTTCGTAAAAAGGTCATAAATTACCCCGTCAACATTAAAATCGAGTAGGATACTACGTTCGTAGCCATTTACGAAGTCTCGAGCTCGAATACGATCGCCATCAAATATACCGAAGTCAATAAAATTATCTCCATCACCAATAACCCAGCCGACAATAGATCCAGCTTGAGTTCTTGGTATACCGAGCGCATCATACACCTCATTTAAGAAGACATGGCCTCTTGCTTTGAGTAGATCATTATGGTAATTTTGCTGAGCTCTGAGAAACATTAAGTTGTATTCCGACGTTTTAGACCATTGTGAACAACCCTCATCAAAGAATCGTGCGTACACACTAGTACCATTTGGATCCTCTATAAGTTTTGTCTTCTTTACTTTATGTGTCTTTCCATCCTCGTCGACTTCTGTCTCCATAACTGTTTCAGAATGCAGACCATGTTTATACATATAATCTTTCTCTTCACCATACTCCTCGATAACACGTTTACGATAAGCATTAAAGCCCTCTTCAATAGCTTTATAGGCTGCCATGAGAGCAATGTTCCGTTTCCTCATAATACCATGCCCACTAATAATACAAGCGATAGACACGACACCAAGAGTAATAGCCGGCCCATACAGTTTAATAAAGTCAACGGCCGTTTGAGTATATGTCACTACGAGATCTTTCTTGTAATCTTGTTCGGAGTATTCATCGATAGGAATTTCACCCTTCTTTATTCTCGCCCAACACTCATTAATTTTATCGGTTTTGCTCTTATGATTGTCAAGAACTTTCTCAACCTTAAGAGTTGCACGGCAAGCTAATATAGCGGAAGCCACTGTACCGGTAATACCAAGAACCAATAAGATTTCAGGAGAATGGGCCTTAAGGACCAATCCTGTACGTCCGGTAAGATTAGACAAACCGGTTGTTATTTTTTCCAATTTCATAGTAATTTCTCCTTTTCGTTTTATTTAATTTTTAATTATGAATCCTTATAATGTCTTCTTTTATTTTTCCAAGCTTCATATTTTTCCCTTTGTTGACGTCTTTCTATGTCTGTTTGGTAGTGGCTTCCTTTATTACAAGGATTTATATATTGTCCTCCGGATAAGTCGCCCTTCTCAAATCTGGTATTTTCTTCCCTTTCTTTTGTATATTCTTCATCATCAAATCTATCGCCCATATTATTTATCCTCCCTTTTTATTTTTATCTTACCGTATTTTAAGCGTCTTTCACCTGGACGATTTTATTTTCGACACTAAATGTAACTATTTTCGTATCCGAATCAAATTTGGTTAGAAGGGTACCCTTGACATCATTAAGCGCGTCTTCGGATATTTGAATAGATCCACCCAATTTAAATAAAGCCTGAATAACAATTCTTAAAAGAATTTCTTTATCTTTCGATAATTGTTTTATAGTCGGAATCAATTCATTATTAATACGGTTTACCATCTCTTCATTTATCTTTTCAAATTTACTGTTCATATAGCGAAGTTGATCTTCTTGGGTCTTTCCAAATCTAGACATAACTTTATCTTCCTTTCTTTTTAATTTATAATATAAAGCAATAAAAATATAAAAAGATAGTATCGGATTTAGACCGATGACCTCTGGTCAATACCAGTATTCTAACCAATTAAGTTAACTACCTCTTCATTATATGCTTTGTACTTCTTGCGAATATAAATTTACTCTAAAGCTGGTCCATATGCATCTGCATATTCCCATATCCATTCTCCATCTTTCCATATTAAAAACATGATATCTTCCGAATTATTAAGTGTGGTGACGGCATATACTGTAATTTTTGGTCCACAATCATCAATATTCTGAACTTTAAACACATAAACACCTCCTCATTCATTATATTTTTAAAAATATAAAAGATACCATATGTCTTTAGCGATCATTAAGCCATCTTTAATAGCTACCTGTCTCACATGATATCTCTTCATTATAGACTATGTTATTTCTGCGAAATATGGGATTTATTCATCACATAGTTTTACTACTTCCCAGTTTTCAGCGGGAGTAGCATAATATATCTTCTCATTTACTCCTCGTACATCGAGAAGATTTCCCAGATTCTCTCCCCCGGGATATTTTGTGATTACGATACCAGTCGTATCGTTGTTTTTATGTTTAACTTCATCACGTAATTCAGGCTCTAAATCTTTAAGATACATTATTTTTCCTCCCTTAATTTTATAACTTCATATTTACTGGCAAGATAAATATCATCAAAAACAATCGGTATTTGCGATTTAAGAAGAACTAAAGCCATATCAGCAACTTCTTGCATTTGAGGATGTGCAGATTTAGCCGTTCTTAATTTAAAAAAGTGTCGCCATTCACGAAGATTCATGGTAACAACTATTTCTGTTTTTAGGCTATTTGGAAGAACAGAACGAGCTTGTTGTGGTTTCCATTTCCCAGTTATTAATTTATTATATATCTGTTCTGCATACAACATGGCAAATACCCAATCTCTTTCAACTACGGGATATTCAGTCAAATCTTCAAACGTGTCTTTTTGAGTATAATCGTTTTCAAACCAGCATGGTTGTATAAATTGAATTTCTCCTCCTGAATAATTGCAGTATCTTGTTGATTCCTGTGCATATGAAGCTAGTCTATGCCTTACGATCTCATGAGTAACTCCCCTATCACAGATAAATTTCACTGTTAAAGATACATGCTCAATCATAGCTTCATGACCATTTTTGATGAGTTTCGCTACAAATATAGGAGCCGATTCGTCCGTAATCTTGTCCTCCGATTTATAACATACTCTACCAATTCGCTCAATTCGTTTAAGAAATTCAACCCCATCAATTACAGGACTAATTTGCTCAACATATGGTTTAATTATTTTCATTTAGCTACCTCCATCTCTTCCTTTGGTTTTCTACTTGACAAATAAGTAGAGGTCCATATTCGTCTTGTTTAAGTTTAATTTCAGTTATGAAACCATCGACTAAGACCAAACCTTCGTCTATTTGTCTTTTAATGTCGTTTCGGATACGATCTATAACTTCTCTTTTAAGAAGTCGATCGGCTTTTAAAACGAGTAAAGGTTTCGATTCTTTCTCCCAATATCCTTCATAGGGGCCGACTTCAAAATTCTTTGCATGTGAAATATCGGACGTATGTCTACATGTTTCTCCATCTCTGGTAGAATTACACTTCTTACATGCTCTACGATCACATAGATATAAAACGTCTTTATTTTCTACCTCTTCAAAAAAATATCCGCTTGGTTCACTCATTTGAAACCTCCGTAACTTTAATCTGTTTCTTCAAAAGCTCAACTGTGTTCTTATGTGCTTTTTGCAGCACCTCGTTCGACAAATCAATGTCAAATATCTTTCCCGTCCGCGCACTTCCGGCCATCACACAATCCACTAGATGCTCAATCACATCAATAAGATTGACATTATCCGGAACCTTTGATACTAAATGATGCCTCTCTTCTGAAATATGCATCTTATACCATCGACTATTCTTTATCTTGCCAGACTCAAGGGCCTTATGGAAATCCTCCATATTGTCCGACTTCGTATGGTCGTGGCATTTTCCAGCAGCTCTGAGTAGATTGGCAAAATATCCAAGGCCTTTGGATACATGATCCATATGATTTGCCGTCGCAAGCTGTAAGGCCATTAAAGAAATTTTACCATCAGCTGAGCGGCTATCCGCATTTGGAGTCTTAACAAGTTCAATCATAAATATAACCTCCTTATCTTGGTTAAACCTTAATAACACCACCTCGATTCATAAGTATGTCGTAGGTTTTGTCAGCTTCTTCTCCGTATATAGTACGAACAATTTCATGGATATCTCCAATTACTTTTACTACTTGTATACAAGAAATATCTTCTCCTCCAGAGATATCAATACCGAGGATAAGTGTCTCCCTTATTTTTAGTTTATTAGATATAGATTCGTCCATCGTCATGTCCTCCACCAGGGTTGGGTCTAATATTAAGGTTTTAACATCTATCCGCCTTATCTTTTGTTTATTTAATCTATGTTCTTCTGTTAACCGTGGACAATCGCACAGTTCTCCAGGATCAAAATTCCCGTTACACGTAGGGCAGTGCCAATATGGTTTAGACATGGTAACTACCTCCTTTTTGAAAATAATTTGAGTTCTATAACTCTAACTTCAAATTCTTTAGACGCATAGAACTCCAAAATTGGACGCGCATTTGCTGTGTCAATTTGAGCACGAAGATTTTGAGTAGCAAATTCGTCCGTATACATCTGATTAACGGTTGTGCCAAAATGATAATGCTTCCATGTACTCTTAGGAGCATGATATTGTCTTTCGTCACGAGTTTTTACCATGATTTGTTCTTCGCAAGCGGTAGGTTTATAAAATTTAATGATCTGTCCTATTACCCCACTTATTGAGCAAATAACCCAATCGTCAAGACGTAAAGAATCTTTTTTATTCATATCACATTCTCCTCCATCCGATGTTATGTAATTTCTCTCTATAAGACCTAACAAATTCCTTAATGGCTAGATTAACCATTTTCTTTGAAATTAACATACCGATTCCGATCCCAAGAACAAATATCATAGTTTTTTTCATGGTGATTTCTCCTTTCAAGATTTATTTTCAATTTCTTTTTTTTTGTATTTCTCATACACTTTATCAATCATAAAATCTCTCCCGTTTCATTTCGACTTCTAAGTCGAAAAATACATTGTTCAACTATAGAAACCAACATATCAAAATCTGCAGTTTCTGCTTCTAAAGCAGAAAAAGATCTTTCTGCTTTATTACCGTCACGATCTCTAATCTTTACAATATATTCTCCTAGATATGGACTATAGTTCAGTTGCATAGTGTATTTGACGCCAAGCAATTTTAATATAGAACTCATAATTCCCTCCTAATCCAATGGTTGAGTTCGAGGAAGATTTATTAAATATCCGCCTCTTACCCTACTAACACTAGCGTTACGCAAATCTGTCCATCCATATTTATTATCAGTGAAGTCACCGTTAATGCCTACCAAATCATATAAATCGGCAACCGTAGCTTGATTATAATCAATAATTAAGTCTACGAGGTGTGATAATACCTCTTCTGCCTCACCACGAGTCTCAAGTACGATCTCATCAAAATTGTGCCTTGCTCGTCCGACTCGAGAAATATCTCTATCTTTTGAATCTCGGTCACGACCAGTAGGACGATAATATGATCCATAACTTGTAAACGAGCGATTGCCCTCCCTTCGAGTATTACGTCCACGTTTCTCACCGAAGAGAAGCATCTCAATACCTCCACCAACCATATCACTAATCATAGCTTTAGCTGCTGGTATTAAAACATCATGGAAGATATAACTTCCTACACTCTTTGTATCATCCTCGAGGAAGGTCTCAGCAAGTTTCTTACTGAAAGACCGCTTCTGTTTTTTAACAGAACCTGTAACTACTTTTTCAAGTTTCCGATCCTCAGGTTTAACTGGCTGAGATTCTTTCCGAACAGTTTTCGAGTTTGAGGGAAATGTATTCTTTAATTGTTCTTTATCATTATTTTCCATTTTTTTCTTCTCTCCTTTTTTTCCGGCATTCGGAACATCTTTTAAAGAGGGCTAAACCCTTATCTTTGAGCCACGTCGCCTCCTCTTTTGAGATGCTAAAAGGTCTATTACATTCCTTGCAATTTTGAGTAATTCTTACATCGTCCATAATGATTCTCCTTTCAAATTTTAAAATTTGATATTCAAGTAGTAGCCGCTTGATCCTCATCCTCCAAATATATTTTTATTATACGCTCAAGCTTATCTTTGCCGACTATAGTTTCTATGCTGGGTATTATTTTACGTGACATAAAATCCTTATCATTTACCATAAGCAACATTATTTTTTGAAATGCTTTATATCCAATAAAAATACCAAGACTCAGAGTTCCGGTTCCAAATAATATCATTTTAGTGGTGAATTTCATAATGATTCCCCTTTCAAAATATAAGTTATTAATTACTTTTCCATAAATATAACCCGTTTACCCGCAATTCTTGCATATTTTATTTCATTCTTTGTCGAGCTACCAATATATCCGCCTTTATTGACTACATAAATAGCATCAGACATATCTATCTTTTGTTGATGCAAATGATCAACCAAACAAATATCTTCATCTGTCATTGTTATACCATCTGCATGATTGAAGAATGGGCACGACAATACAACATTTCCTTCCATAGTTAAATCTCGCTGTGCTTTTAAGATATCTTCTTTAAAACGCGTACTACCGCAAATAGTGATTATGGGTGCTTTTTGTATTCGCTTCGTAACAATTGATTTCTTTTGACAATTCATTATGTCAAACCCCTTTTCAATTTTAAAATTATAGCATTTTATTTCATAAACTCAATTATATCTTCCTCACTAATATTATCGGGAAAGCTACAAAATTTATCTTGATCGCCCATATTGGATATTAATACTTTCTCCTCTGAATTTAGAATAAGCATTATGGGTTCAATGTTGCTGTCAAATATTTTGTTCCCTATTTTTACCTTCATACAAGTCCTCCTTTCTTTTAATTCCAACATTATTAGATCTCTCCTTTATTTTATACGTTCTGCATGAGGAAGGCCAAGTAAATATCCTGTACGCGTCCATTTTACATAAGCGTTTCGAAGATCGGTCCATCCAAATTGATTATCTCTAAAAGTACTTGTCTTCCCAAATGAATCATATAACTCTGCTATGGTGACTACGCCATAATCCTTTACAAGAGAAAGTAAACGCTCCAAAGTGTCTTCTGCCTCGGAACGCGTCTTAAATATAATTTCAGGTTGAGTCTTCATAGAATTTTTCTTAGAACTTTCCTTTTCAAGAGGATGCACAAAGTCAGCAAAAGCTTCACATGCTTCATGTAGATCTTTCTTTTTTTGAACGCGAGCTCCAATATATCCTGCTATAAGAGCGACGCAAATAAGATTTATAAATTAGCAAATTTCATGGTGATTCTCTTTTCAATTTAATATTTTAGTGAAATAAAAAGAAAGAGGCTTTTAAGCCTCCATCTCTACTACATCTTGTTCTCCGATTTCATTATCTTTCATAAACATT